ATGAACGATCCTATGTTTGTCGAAACGCTAATTATTTCCTCATCATTTTTTATCATCGCGATTATTTTGATTGCTTCCGTGCTGCTGCTGGAAAACGGCTGACCGTTAGCCAGCCGCTGTATTTATTGTTTACGGAACGTCACCAGTTCAGGACGGGCGATACGCAGATAGTCCTGGGTATCCATTATCACCGATTTTTCCAGCAGGCCGGCGTTAAAGGCGATCTCATCGAAGCGCTCAAACAGCAGCGGATCGGCGACCAGCGTCAGATCCGGATGAAAACTGAAGGGGGGAATGGCGCCGAAAACGCAGCCGGTAAGCGCATCCACTTCTGCCGGACTGGCGAGAGAGGCCTTTAGCCCACCGAAATGGCTGGCCAGCAGGCTCAGATCGGCCTGCCGATCGGCGGCGAGGATTGCCAGAATATGTTTCTTAACGCCGTTGCCTTTTACCTTGCAGACCAGTGCTTTTGCACCCTGCCGGAGATCGGTCCCGCGAATTTCACTGACCGCTTCGCATTTCCCAACGGCCTCATGCGCCACCACGCGAAAGCGCGCCTCCTGCTCGGTTAATAAGCTGATTAGCCGCCGATGGGTCGTCATCCCGATCACGTCATCAGACATAACGATTTCACCTGTGATTTGCCAATACGTAGCTTGCTACATTAGCACGGGACGGAGAGGGCTGAAAGAAAACAGCCAGCGGGAGCGCTGGCTGTTGGGTCATGCGTTGCTGGTGGACGACTGTTTCTGGAGCAATTCGCTAAAATATAGGTGCCTGAATTTAAATAATAAAAATCCTTCCCCAAAACATCCCCAAAATAATTCCCCAAAACTCCCCGTCTAAATCACAACTTTTTTCCATTCTAGACCACGGTCATCTCCATACATTACGCTCATTGCTTCGGTTTTATGCCCTAAAAGAGTTTTGACATCTATACCCTGAGCTTTGTATGTTCTTGATGAAAGCGAGCGTTGTTCATGAAACGGCGGGAGGGCAGTGCAATCCTTAGGCCAGGTAATATTTGCTTTATCTCTTGCCTCCTTAAAATATCTTGATATTGTTTTTTCGGGAACGTGAGATCCCGCTTTACCGTAGGCGTGATGCTTAACATGATGGATCAGATAAGGACTCACTACTCTATCGCGACACTTACTTATAACATCAGACAGAGTCAACCCGATTGCATCGCACCTTAAATTTAAAGGGATAGCTAACTTCATTCCGGTTTTATTTTGGGTAACATGAAGGTGATTATCCCAAATGTCACTAAACTTCATCTCGACTATGTCACCTATCCTTTGCCCGGTTACTAAAGCCAAAAGCATAGAATTTTGAGCGCAAGGCGGCAAAGAGCCTGCGCTTTCAAAAATCAATTTCCATTGTTCAATGCTAAGTCTGCTTCGTTTCACTTTGGCTATTGGATTTTTTACAGCTAAGGCTGGGTTGTAGCCAGGATCAACCTCGCCAGCATGCTGCGCCTCTTTGAACACGTCGTTTAGTACGCTTCTTATCAGTTGGCCCATTCTGTGCTTTCCCTCTGCCTTATATTCATCAATAATTTTTGCAATGAGTCTTGTATCAACATCCTTCAGGCGAAGGTTTGGCACTCTATCTGCGAGAATCTGAGAACATAATCGTCTGGATTTTACAGTAGGGTTTTTTATCTCACCGTCACGCAACCTTTCCATCTGAATTTCGATGTATTTTTTAATCCACTCAGAAACACGTATACCTTGATCCTTTTTCCCTGAGCTCTTCATTGCCATATCAATCAGAGCATAAGATTGCTGAGTTTCTTGTTCTGCGGTTATACGGTTCATCTCGATTGCAGCAGCTTTTGCCGCTTCATCATCTGTTCCGAATCCAATAAATGAACCTGTTACAGGGTGGCGATATTGCCAATAAATTTTTGAAGTACGCTTATCTAACTTACAGTAAAGGTTTGGTATTTTGACGTTATGTTTTCTGGGGCGAGCTGCCATTTATTGCTTTCTCCACTAACTGGCGGGCCTTGTCTGATAATGATGACGAAATATCAACACTGCCAACCATGCCAACAAAACGAGCATCTTCATCTATAACCCAGCGTCGACCTTGCTTTAAGGCTGGCGGGTAAGTCTGTTTGGTCTTTGCTATTTTGTTTAATGCTGAGTTGCTTAATGGATATTTGAATCCATTAGGACCAGATGCCCACTCATGAAGTGTTACTAACTGCCCCATGCGTTTCTCTCCACTTTACCGGCTGCACCCGGCTATCTTTTATAGAAAATGCATGATGAGCACCCACCACGGAGGCCATCATTGCAGGTACGACATCTTTTTGTTTCGGTGTAATAGAGCTGGTGGACCATCTCCGTCGGTATGAGAACCGGCATCGGCACGCGGAAAACTTGCTTTTTGAGCCTGTCGATTTCACCGGCCAGATCAAGCATGCGGGAGCGGCAATCCTCTGCTTCCTCTCGCCACCAGGCCACGTCTGCTTTAAGGCGGCGCAAGCGCCGCTGTTTTAGTTTGCTCACCATGGTAGCCACCCCATACCCTGAAGTGCGCCGATGACCAGCAGCACGAACATCACTGCGTCGAATGGGTTAGGCATTGGCCACCTCCGGAGGAGGGAAGCTTGGAAGACCGTCATATACCTGATCAAGATGGCCACGCACCTGCATGCGGCGAAGAGCGCTGTACATGTAATCGCATTCTGCCTGCTTATTGGCGGCGAAAGGCTTGGATGATTTATTGCACCACATAGCATTGCCTGGCCACCCATGAACCTTGTAGACACGTCCATTTTTTACATGAAGCAATCCCCAGCCTGGAGGTAGTTCATGTACCTCAATAAACCCAGGCTCAGCCATAAAGAATCGCCAGTCACCCATGCCTTCGCTCGGCATTCTGCGGAATGGTTTCTTGCGGTCAACCAGGAAGTCAGCGCGCGAACACTTCACTTCGATCAGGCATGAGGCCTGATTTCTGAACCCCAGCGCATCAGGCTGCTCACCAGTAGACACGGCGGCAACAAAGCGATCATGAAACGCAACTTTGAAGCCGTTGTTCTGAAGGAACTTACAGGCCAGCACGCAGAGCTCGCTGTGAGTCAGTGCCATCACTTCACCTCCTGCTGCGGTGCTGCATAAAGCGCCTGACAACTCCACCCAGACCAATGAGCACCGTCCGCTCTCTCATCATCCTCAGGGCGAACAAGCGTAACTTCGCTTGGATGTTTTCTGTGTGACCATAGCCAGGCTACAGGTTCAGCGTTAATGGTTACTGGCGCTGGCGGGGCGGTGTATAGCGGAATTGGCCTAACCATTACCGGCTCGTGTTTAACGTAGACAGAATATGACTTGCCTAAGTTTTTAAGGTTTCGCTCAGAAATCCACGCCACAGGCTCCGCTTCGAGCGATGCCAGCGCGATACGTGCCAGCTTCAGTACCACTTTGGGAGTTATTTTTTCACTGAAGTGCTCTCGTGCTTTCTTTTCCGACCACACGACAGGCCACATGACTTCTTTCGCAGCTGCTTCTATTTGCTGTAACTGCTCTTTGGTGAATTCTTTGGTAATAGCGCTCATGGGTTAGTCCTCCCCATTTCTGCGGAAATAAATCCAACTATAATCATTCCGCAATGACCAACGATCATTGCCCATATAGGAACGTCAATTTTTGCAGCAGCCATGCTTACCGGTGTTGACGTTATGCCAATGAAGGCGATGAGTAGGTAAATTTTCCAGCGCTCTGCCATGCTCACTCTCCTTTTCCGGCTGCTGCGGGGACGTCAATGCCAGAAGCAGACAATGCAATGTTGAACGCCTCCTTCAAATCTGCAATCTGCTTGTCTTTGGCTTCCAGCTCATCCAGCAGCGCCTCCGTGCAGGCATTCCATGCATGCAACATGTAGGTATAATGGGGTCCGGGGTAACTACCGTCTTCATTGCGGTGCTTTTTAAGGATCCCCCACGGAAGAGCTCCAGATTGCTCAGCCCACTGTTCAAAGGCCTCGCGTGTTTTTTCTTCCTGCGCCTGTTTGTCGATGTTGCTCATTGGGCGGCCTCCTCACAAACGTGCATTTCTGGCTCATCAGCCTTGTAGTAACCGCCGCAGATTGTGCATGGCACCATTGGCACTTCGTCGTAATTAGATGTTCCAGTAATCATGACTGCACTCCTTTGCGATGTTGGGAGGCTATGGCTTTATGCTCATCAATAATTTGCGATGCTTCTGCATGGGCCAAACCTTCGAGGGAGATAACACCTGTGTCACTTATCCCGGCCAGGCTAATCAGTTCAACAAGGCGGCGCGCTTTCTTAACGCTAATTTCTGGCGCTATAACGCTGCGGGTGACTTTCTTCTTGCCCTTTGCGGCAGCAGAAGCTTTATCCTTCTGAAGAACCTCACCGGCCTTTTCTCCGAACTCTTTTATTCGGTCAACAGCCACATCTACGGACACGGTCCCAGACTTAACTTCTTTCTGAACGTCGTGGTTAGCAGTGCTAAGAAGCAGAAGCTTTTCGACAGTAGGAACAGACTTGTTGACCAGTTTTGCGATCTCGCTGGTGGTCTGGTTGAAAGCGTTATGCAACTCCTGAATAACCGCAGCCTGTTCCATATCGGAGAGTGGCAGTTGGTTGTTACTGGTCATGATGCGCGCCAGGCGCTGAACATCGCTACCGTTGAACGGCATGATGTGGATGCGGTCAACTGGCTTGCCAGCTTCAGCGCAGCGCGCATAGCAACGACGGCGGCGGTGACCTTCAACAACCCACACACCACCATCATCACGGGCGATAACTTCCAGCGGTGGAACTGAGCCACCGTTCATCAGATAGTTGAACAGGTCATCATCAGCCTGGCGGGTGCGTTCATCGTCTTCACGCTTGTTGAAACCTTCACGAACGTGGATATCTGAAAGAGCGATAAACATCCCGGTATCGGTGCGCTTAATTACACCGGCCTTGGTCATTTGCTTGAATGAGTTAGCCATTAGAGAGCCACCTCGTTATTTTGGGAAATGACGACGGTAGACAACTCACGCAGTTCTCGCTGGGCTTCAAGTAAATGCATATTGGTTCTGCTCTTCGTGTGGCGTTCAACAATGCGGTCACACTCTTTGGCCCAGCTTGCGACATCTTCACGCAGAGTTGCGTTCTGAACAGCCAGTTCTTTACGCTGCGCCATCGCTTCACAAAGCGCGACGCTGGTATAGTCCAGGCGGTTAGCCAGTTCGGTCATAATTCCGCGATAAGCTGGCGGAAGAAGAGGGGCGGCCTTACGCGCTGCGTCGATCAGCTGCTCCCGGGTCATACGTGGTTGTAACTCGGTGACGTTCTGTGTGTTCGTCATGGATAGTTTCTCCGTGTTATACGCGCTCTGCACAGCGCTGAATTTTGGTTGCACGAATCCCTCGCCGATTGGCGACAAAAAATAAAGGGGTTTCGTTTTAATAAGCACCCAACCAGGGCACTTAGTGAAACGGGCGGCTGCCACCGCCAGTTAGCTTCTCCACAATTGAGAGCGCGTTCTCCTGAGTTGATTTAACGACTACGGCCTCTCAAGTTGAACGCTGAACGCGCTTTCAGTTGTGTAAAAGGGGCGGTCGACAATAAGGACATTCAAAACTGCCGACCGCCAAGACTGCACACAGCATGTGGTACAGCTACTACGGTTAACACAACTGGAAGCGCACTCCGCCAGTTAACAAACCGATCCCCATCAGTGAAAGAGGAATGCGCTTTCATGTTGTGTGCCGTCTCTTCCGGCTGTCATCCGGGTTGAACTCGCCCGAAACGAGATTGAAGGGTTATAGCCCCTTACGGCATTCACGCCCTCTCACGTGTGTCGCGTATGCCACGCCAGCACCTAACGAGTTTTAACGACCTTTACCGTTTGCATCATCTTGTCGCCGCCGTTATCGGTGCGGAACCGCCACTGTCCAGGACATTTAAAGGGACCGTCTCCAAGTGGTAACTCTTCCAGTCCCGCTAAGCACCCGTTGAGATGCTTAGCGTGATTGGCTGATATCCTCGTCTCTTCCGAGGTGTCACACCTGATCGCCACGCTGGTGAAACGTCTCTGGCCGTCGTACTTGCCTGGCTTGCACATTCCGGCTACCCGCTGGATCTGGATATTGTCTTGCAAGGAATCCCCGGACCGCTGCGGCACATGTGCCATATACCGTACTTCAACTGCTGCCTGTCTTTTCACCACATCAGGCTCGGTGCTATTCTTGGAGTTCTCACACAACCAAGAAGGGTAATGCTCATGATTAACGGATTTGGTCACCTATACTCCGCAACGGAGCAGCACATTGCAAAAATCAGAGAAATCAAAACCATCGGTTTTGTTGACTCTAACGAATTATCCAAAGTAACCAATCGCGCCGTTCAACTGTGCGTCCTAGACTTATTGCTTGCTGCACATCGCAATAAGCACGAGACCACGATTAACAAACTCCCCGGCGCTAAAGCTCTCCACCACAAACTTCTTCAGAAATATAACTGGCCACTGTCAGAGATTCGCGCGATGAGCCTTTCAGATGTTTTTATCGCACTTCACGATGAACTATCACTCGAATCTCTTGAGGGTCAGGCTAAAAGCTACTTTTCAACAATGATTGCCGGGAGATACCCAATTACGTTTACTGATTTTATCGATGAGGAGTGGGATCCTGATCTGGCCGAAAAACTTCTATTCGACTCTGCGCAGTAGCCTCTTCAATTTGTGCATTCAGGGTAGATAGTTGTTTTTCAATTTCGGCTTTAGTGAGAACCAGACTCTGAAGCCGCCTTGCTGCCTCAACCTTGCTCTCCATCCATCCAAAGATCTGCTTATCAGACATTCCACTTGCGTCGATAACTGGTTCTCCTTCGGTAGCCCCTACCTTTTGGTAAATGAATCCAGCTTTTAAGCTAACTACACCCTTTGATTGCTCGCTCATGTTGCTTACTCACAATGTTCGCTGCTGATGAATAAAATCTAACTTAACTTAGTTTTTAGGTCAAGAGTAAACACCAAACTTTTCTTAGTTTAGTGTTTTGAGGAGTTAGGGAACTTAGATTTCGTACTGAACGCCTTTGACAACGCCAATAATAAGGCAGTTACCGTTGATCGGTATGTTGGGGTAGCGAGGATTTAGTGGGACTAAAAATTTTTGTGGGCCATCAATGACAAGTTTTTTAACAGTCGCTTCGTTAGTGCCATCAATACGCGCAACAACAATCTTCCCATGAAGGGGTTCGACATCTGGATCAACAATAACGGTAGCCCCTTCAGGTATTGTTGGGAGGCCATTTGGATTGGTCATTGAATCCCCTTTGACCTCTAAAGCGAACGAGCTATCTCCAATGCGAAGTGATGTCTCAACCCATTTATCGACATCGCTGAACAAATCAGCAGTTTTACATTCCGTAAACTGCCCAGCCTGAACCCAAGAAATCACTGGCACACGCCGCATTTTAGTTATGAGGGCACCTTCAAATTCGGTGCCGTAAAGAATGTAATCTATTGATGTATTGAAAAATTTCGCCAGCTTAACCAGCGATTCACCATTTGGGATATTCACATCCTTTTCCCAATAACCGACCGCTACGTCACTAACACCGCAGAATTTACCCAGTTCTTTTTGAGAGGTTCTTGTAACCCTACGTAGGGCTTTAATGCGCTGACCAACCGTTTCCATGAAAGCACCAAATTTAAAAAAGACTAAGCAATCTTAGTTTTTATTGACCAAAGTTAGATTGGTTATTAATATCTAATCAAACTTAGCTAAGGAGGCTTCATGACAACCGACGAGATTGAACAACATTTCGGCAGCACTGAAAAAGTTGCCGAATTTTTTGGCATCACTAGTGAGGCCGTTTACCAGTGGCGTAACCGCCCAGGACGCTTAATCCCAAAAGGACGAGCTGCTGAAGCTGCGTATCGAACTGCTGGTGAACTGGAATTCAACCCAGAACGTTATGGCAAGAATACATCGCCAAGCGATCAGAAATAACCACAGAGATAAGGGGTTAACCGTGGGTATAGAACCTGAATGGAAAGTTGAGAAGCAGCCCGCCTGGCTAGTGGCCGCAATCAGGAAGACGATTGCCGCGTTGCCAGGAGGATACGCTGAAGCGGCGGAAATTCTGGACGAAACCCAGAATTCACTCTTTAACCGCCTTCGTGCTGGTGGCGACCAGATCTTTCCAATGGGCTGGGCAATGGTGCTTCAGAGCGCCGCTGGCGTAAGTTACATCGCTGACGCGTTCTCTCGTGAAACCGATAACGGAATTCACGTTCCCGGCGCCGTGCCTGATGATGAAAACGAAGAGATTGGCCTGAAGCTGGCCGAGCTGGTGGGGAGGCTTGGTGAGCTGGTCAATGCTTACCGTCATTACATTGAAGATGGTGTAGTTGACCGGAGCGAGTGGCAAAGTCTTAACGATATCGCATATCAGTTCAGGGTCACTCTCATGACGTTCCTGAACCTTATTTCCCGTGTTTATTGCCTTCCAGAAATGGGTGAGGCCCGCGAGTGTGCAGCTCCGGGCCCCTTGGCGTGTCGTATCAGTGGAGAAACTAACGCATGAACAGTGTAACGGTAAACAACCGTCTCCCGCAACTACGTGGTATTCCCGTTATTGGAACCTCGTCGTTTCGGTATGAGCGGATGGTATCAGGCCGCTGGGTTCCATGTAACCACAGCAGGGCTATGGCGATTGTGGGTGTCTGGCGTCGGAAGGGGAGAGCGCTATGCGAGAACTTAACCGGCGTTTCAGAGATCACTATGGCGTCCCGGTGCGGGTCATCAGATGGGAGCCCGAGACTCGACGCGTTATATACCTCCGCGAAGGGTACGATCATGAGTGCTTCAGCCCTCTTGAGCAATTCCAGCGTAAATTTACAGAGTTAAAGGACGACCATGAGCACTAAATTAACCGGTTACGTTTGGGATGCTTGCGCTTCTTCAGGCATGAAGCTGTCCAGCGTTGCCATCATGGCGCGTCTGGCAGACTTCAGCAGTGATGAAGGGGTTAGCTGGCCTTCTATTGCTACCATCGCGCGCCAGATTGGTGCTGGTGAGAGCACGGTACGCACAGCTATTTCTCAGCTGGAAAAAGACGGTTGGCTGACTCGCCAGCAGCGTCGTAAAGGCAACCGCAATGCATCGAATGTTTACCAGCTCAATGTTTCGAAATTACAGGCAGCTGCCTTTTCTCACCTGTCAGAATCTGACGCGTCAAAATCTGATGCATCAAAATCCGACCCGTCAAAATTTGATGCGTCGAAAAACAGTAATAATGGCAGTTTTCACCCGTCAGAATCTGGTGGGGATCCGTCAGTAAAATCAACTACTGATCCATCAGATAAAAAACCTAATTGTCAGGTTGCGTCGCAACCCGACACTGCATGTGTCAATCAGGTTGATTTGATAACTGGTCAGGCAGTCTTAATCCTCAACCATCTCAATGACGTTACTGGTAAGACATTCCGCAAGGGGAAAAGCTCCCTGGATAATATTCGCGCCAGACTTCGAGAGAACTTCACACACGATGAGTTGCTATTGGTTATTGATTACAAGCACGAGCAGTGGAAAGAGACGAAATACTACGAACACATGCAGCCAACAACTTTGTTCAGGCCGACGAAGTTCGAAGGATATTTGCAGAACGCGTTGCGCTGGAATAGCAAAGGCCGACCTAAGCGTGAGGACTGGGACGCTGTCCGCAAACAAGATCCATTGAAATTCGGTCAGCCAGACAAAGTCATCCCGGCAGGTTTCAGAGGAGCGAACTCATGAGCCTTCTGAAAGATATTCAAATTTTCATCGCTGAAAACCCTGGGTTAACTAACAAACAGATTGCAGCTTCAATGCCTCAATACCGCCTTCATGCTGTTCAGCGCGGTGTATGCCATCTGGTCAAATTGAATCGCGCAACACGGCAGCATAACGGTAAGTGCTACCAGTATTTTGCCAAAGCGCCGGGTGGTGACGTTAGCGAGGGGCGTTCTGCACTGAAAATTAACCGGGCAGATACACCAGCTGTATCGGAACAGGAAGAAGCGCCGAATCCAGCTGTAACCAGGATGATGGATAAGGCTCAAGGCCTGTTTGAAAAAGGGCTCTACCAGCGTGCAGCCACGGTTCTGATGGATGCCTTCAATCGCTCTAAGAACGAAGAGCAGAGGATGAAGATACTGATTGAGCGTCAGCGTTGCCTGAGCATGGCGCCGAAATTGAAAGCACCCTCTGATGCATGGTGTCTGGCGGGCCGAGCGAGGAATGTCTGATGAAATATTCACTGATTTATGCCGACCCTGCGTGGGAATACGGGAACACCATCAGCAATGGCGCTGCAAATAACCATTACTGCACGATGAAGCTTATCGACATGAAGCGCCTCGCGGTTTGGGACCTGGCTGCCGAGGATGCTGTTCTGGCTATGTGGTTCACCGGTACGCATACCCGAGAGGCTATCGAGCTGGCTGAAGCATGGGGCTTTAAAGTACGCACGATGAAGGGTTTTACCTGGGTTAAGTTCAATCCACTGGCAGAGCAGCACATAAACAAAGCACTTCAGGCAGGCCGTGTGGAGGATTTTTACGACTTCCTTGACCTGCTGAACGCACAGACACGCATGAACGGCGGGAATTACACCCGAGCCAATACCGAAGACCTGCTAATCGCCACCAGGGGGAATGGACTTGAACGCAAGTGCGCCAGCATTAAGCAGGTTATCTACAGTCCACTAGGTGAGCACAGCCAGAAGCCAGCAGAGGCCCGTTTCCGTCTGGAAAAACTATATGGTGACGTTCCGCGCATCGAACTATTCAGCCGTTGCGGTGCGCCTGGATGGGACCACTGGGGAAATCAATCTGAATCACCAGCTGTTGAGCTTATACCGGCACTTGCCGTTCCCATGAAAAAACAACAGGAGCGCGCCGCATGAAACCTGAATTAACGCCGCGTCAGAATGAAGTGTTTGAAGCTATCAAGGTTCACATCGAAAAGGTTGGCTTTCCACCAACAATGATGGAGCTTGCCAGCCTGATTGGTTGTGCATCGCAGAACGCTGCTGCTGCTCATGTGAAAGCGCTGAAGAAAAAAGGCTATATCACAACCGCCCGTGGCGCAGCTCGTGGGATATCACTCAATGAGCAAAAGCCAAAGCGGTTACATCTTGGCTTAAATGAACGGGTAAAAATCAAACTTTTTGAACCCGGAATTGAACACCTAAAGCGCCACTATCAGGAATTAAATATCCCTTATGAAGAACCGAAGGTGGATGTGGAAGGTTATGCCACGATGACACTCTGGTATGTGATGAGTACGTTTGGGGATATTTTGTATAACGGTGCGCCTCATGCATTTGAACTGGCGATTGATCTGGAGGCCAAATGAAACTGGTACTCCCGTTCCCGCCGAGCGTAAACACCTACTGGCGAGCCCCGAACAAGGGGCCGTTAAAAGGCCGCCATCTAATCAGTGAAAAGGGCAGGGCATACCAGAGCGCTGCATGTGCAGCGATAATCGAACAGTTACGCTGCCTTCCAAAACCATCATCATCACCAGCTGCGGTGGAGATCCTTCTCTTTCCGCCAGATGCCCGCCGCCGCGACATCGACAACTACAACAAGGCTCTGTTTGATGCGCTTACGCATGCTGGCATTTGGGAGGATGACAGCCAGGTGCAGAGAATGCTGGTGGAGTGGGGGCCAAAGGTACCGGGTGGACGTGTAGAAATATCCATCAAGAAACATGAACCTCTGGCGGGTGCAGCCGCCTGATAAGTGGAGAAGAGCATGAATCAGATGAACATCACCGTAACGTGTCCTACGCACCATGCCGCCGCGATAGGTCAACAGATAACGATGTCCAGTCGTGAAATTGCGAAGCTGGTCGATTCCCGTCACAGCAATGTCTGCGTAACCATCGAGCGACTGATGAAATCCGGCGTGATTGGGGGGTATGCTGCAATGCAGTACACCCATCCTCAGAACCAGCAGGTTTACCACTACTACGAAGTTAACAAGCGAGACAGCTATGTGATCGTCGCGCAGCTGTGCCCGGAGTTTACTGCCCGTCTGGTTGATCGCTGGCAGGAACTGGAGAGCGGGGCCGGGATGGTTGTTCCCCAATCACTCCCTGAAGCACTCCGGCTCGCCGCTGATCTTGCTGAACAGAAGCAACGTCTGAGTGAAGAGCTGGCAATTGCCGCACCGAAGGCTGAATTTGTTGATCGCTACGTCAAAGCCACCGGGTCAATGACATTCCGGCAGGTTGCCAAGCTCCTTAACGCCAAAGAATCCGAGTTCGCGATGTTCCTCATTGAGAACGGCATCATGTACCGCCTGAACCGCGTGCTTACTCCGAAGAGTAAGCACATCGAAGCAGGCCGATTTGAAGTTAAGACCGGGACCACCAACCAGACCAACTATGCGTTCAATCAGTCTCGTTTCACGGCGAAAGGGGTGCGCTGGATAGGTGGACTTTGGGCAGAGCATAACGCTAAGGGGCAAATTGCGTGAGAGCCATACTTACACCTGAAGTTGCTCCGATATCCGGTGTGGTGCTGTTCCGTCCCGGAAACGAACTGCTCTGGTTATTCCGCCAGGGCAGGGTGGTAATTGAAAGCCCATCAGAAGCAATCCAGCACCTGCCATCTGGACTGATCCCCGAAGCGCACCAACCGCTGAGAGAAGATGACAGTATGCGGGCTATTTTTGAGAATGAGCGGGTTATCCAGCGTGCTGGTGGCCTGAGTGGACTTGATGCCTGGCTGGAAAGAAAGTTCGAATGTCAGTGGCCTCATACAGACTGGCATGCCAGAGACTTCACCGTGATGCGACATGCACCCGGCAGCATCCGTCTTTGCTGGGGGTGTGATAACCAATTACGTGAACAAACCACTGAAAGACTGGCAGGAATTGCCATGCAGAACCTGGTAAAATGGTTACTCGAAAGGGTGAATATTATGCTGGGATTCAGCGAAGACCATACCCTGACGCTTCCGGAGTTCTGCTGGTGGATGGTACGCAACGATCTGGCTGACCTTATTCCTGAATCAGTGGCGAGCAAAGCCCTCAGGATTAAGCCTGAATCGCACAGTTCCGTAATGCGGGAAAGCGACATTGTTCCGTCGTTACCGGCGACTGAAATCCTCCAGGAGAAAGTGAAGAAGGTTGTCTCCGTTAAGGTAGACCCTGAGTCACCGGAATCTTTCATGCTGAGGCCAAAGCGCCGCCGCTGGGAGAACGAGAAGTACACCCGCTGGGTGAAGTCGCAGCAGTGCAGTTGCTGCAATAACCCGGCAGACGACCCCCACCACCTGATAGGCCACGGGCAGGGTGGAATGGGAACCAAAGCGCATGACCTGTTTGTGATACCGCTGTGCAGAGCGCATCACAACGAGTTACACGCTGATCCTGTGGCATTTGAAGCGAAGCACGGCGACCAGTTAACGCTGTTGTTTCGGTTTTTAGATCGTGCGCTGGCAATCGGCGCACTGGCGTAAGTGGAGACGCAACATGATCAATCCTTCAGAAGTTGGCAAATCCGGCGAGATGGTTCGCCTTCGCACTCTCGAAAGCATATGGGTACAGGGTAAGCTCCGCATGTGGGGCCGCTGGTCGTATATCGGTGGTGGTTCAGGCGGGAACATGTTCAACCAACTGCTTGCATCCGGGAAAATCACCAAGACCGCAATCAACGATGCGCTGCGCCGCATGAAGAAATCCGGCATCACTAAACCTGAGTTGGAAGCATACCTGCGCGAAATCCTCGACAGCAAAAACAAAAGCGGCCTGGCGTTCTGCTCGGATGAAGAGGGTCTGAAGGTGGATGGTGTTATTGCTTCCGTCCTGATGAATGACGACTACCGATCACTTTATGGCGTCATCGTGGACCGCCACCGACTCCGTAAGAGCAAGCTGCAGATGGCCAACGAGCTTAATGCAAAACATCCTGACTGGACCCTTATCACCTGCCGCCGCCGAATTGACACATGGGTAAGTTTGGCCGAATCGATCCTGTACGCTCCACTTTGTGACGCGTTTGGCACAAATAGCGACAGATTTAAGTTGCAGGGTGAGCAAGAAAGTGCTTAAATTGTGTTAGGCTCGGGACAGTAAAGCGTACTGAGCAACAGAACAAAACATAAACCCGCCACTGCTGCGGGTTTTTTATTTTAAGGGCGGCCCACGGGCGGCCTTTTTTGTTTCCCCTCGTTCTGAGAGGACTCACGGCAATAAGAGGGGGCTAAATGTCCGATCCTGTTTCTGGCACTACGGTAGCGGCTGGTGGTCTGATGGGGGCCAGCATGTTCGGCCTGGCAACCGGCATAGATTACGGTGTGGTGTTTGGCGCATTCGCTGGTGCGGTGTTCTACGTCGCCACGGCGGTTAATATTAGCCGCCTTAAGCTGGTGGGCTACTTCATCACCTCATTCATCTTTGGCGTTATCGGAGCTCCACTGCTTGGCTCTTACTTCTCCAAATGGACGGGGTACAGCGACAGGCCACTTGATGCGCTGGGCGCGGTAATCGTAGCCGCTATTGCTATTAAGCTGCTGACGTTCGTCAACAGTCAGGATTTGGGTAGCCTGTTTGGAATTCTCTCGCGTTTACGTGGTGGAGGGGCCAGCAATGGTAACAAGTGATCCGAGTGCGATGGCAAACGCAATTATCTCTGCTGTTATCGTTATTGCACTGATGTTCTACCAGCGCGGCGGGGCGAGACATCGCCCTCTGATATCGCTGATGGCGTATTTCACGGTGCTGGTATACGCCAGCGTCCCTTTCCGTTATTTGTTCGGCCTGTACCATGAATCCCACTGGTTTGTGGTGCTGGTGAACGTCCTGATATGCGCCGCCGTTCTCTGGGCTCGGGGAAACGTAGCGCGCCTGGTTGATGCACTGAGGCACTAATGAACCAATCACAATTTCAAAAGGCGGCTGGGTTGAGCGTCGAGTTAGCTGCACGCTGGTTTCAGCCAGTGAGTGACGCTATGAAAGAGTTCGGAATTACTAATCCTGTAGATCAGGCGATGTTCATTGCTCAGGCAGGTCATGAATCAGCAGGGTTTACATTGCTGGTGGAGAGCTTCAACTACCGCATTGCCGGACTGGTTAACTTCATTCGTGCCGGTCGTCTAACCGCTGAGCAGGCAAACGCGCTTGGCCGCCGTCCCGAAGAACGAACATTGCCGATTGAGCGCCAGCGTGCCATTGCCAACCTGGTATACAGCAAACGCAATGGGAACAACGCTCCCGGTGATGGCTGGTTATATCGTGGTCGTGGCCTTATCCAGATTACAGGACTGAATAACTACCGTGATTGTGGAAACGGCCTGAAGGTAGATCTGGTTAAGCAACCTCAGTTGCTCGCTGAAGACGTATACGCCGCAAGAAGCGCGGCATGGTTCTTTGTCACTAAGGGCTGCCTTAATCATTCTGGCGACCTGATGCGCGTGACGAAGATTATCAACGGCGGAACGAACGGACTGGAAGATCGGCGAGCTCGCTTCGGCCAGGCTAAAACGGTGCTGGTATGAAAAAGTGGCTGCGACTCCTACTCCCGCGATGGGAGACAGATACGGTTGTTCTTCAGGAAAAAGGCAATGAGCTTCATATCGTCTGCAGCTATGACGATATCGATCCCGGCGAGATGTTTGACGGTATGTGTGAGCTTAAGACCTTCACCTGGCTGAACTGGTCTTTCCCGTCAGGTGAGCCTATGAACGTTCGATCATTTGAACCGAAGGTGGAACATGAGCATTGTTGAAATCATCATCGGTGTAATTGGTGCAATATGTGTGGCCGCTGCCAGCGGATTCGGATTGGGCCATATTCGGGGCACCAGCAAAGCGGAAGCCAAAGCCGACCAGCAGCGCACCGAAGATAACGCAGCGGCCACGGTCGCAGTTGCAGAGCGCCGGGTAGAGACAACGAAAGAGGCCAGTAATGTACAGCAGACTGTTAACCATATGCCTGATGACGATGTTGATCGCGAGCTGCGTAACGCGTGGAAGCGTCCCGGTGGTGGTCGATACCGCCTGTGACTGGGTAAAACCAATCTACCTGACTGAACACGACATCGACGTTATGGACCGCCAGACCAAGAAAGACATCCTGGCGCATAACAAAGCGTGGCAGGCTAACTGCCAGAAACAAACCAGAGCCTCGCAATAGGGGGCTTTTTTATGCGCATCGCACGCGCACATCAAAGAAAGTCTTTCAGCTGTGAGCCTGGGCAAACCGTTAACTTTCGGCGGCTTTGCCGTGCGACAGGCTCACGTCTAAAAGGAACTACCACATGAAATATTTATCGCTACAGCAAGCGATGCTCGGCATGCGAATAATCATGACCGACGATGGCCTCATTTTGAAAAGTCCGGCAGGTAGCGCACATTACGATTTGAAAGGACGTCGCCATACAGTATGGGGTGATGCTTCTTTCTTCCCTGAACATCTACGCGTTAAAGATAAGCGCAAACCGAAATGTGGCCACGTCAGTTTCGGCAATGGCGAAATCGTTGCTCATCGGGCTGATGGTTCTGTGGCCTGGCGAATGGGGAAGATCGGAGAACCTGCCAAAACGCCTGATGATGCATTAGGTGAGCTGTCGGCTGTTTACACCCTTCCACGTTACAAAATTAGTAGCTACATGAAGAGACAGGAGCTGATTGCTAATGCTCTTGATGAAGCCAGGCAAAGATTTAGTGAAGAGTTTGGAGGGGTTCCAGCCGATAAAACAGCGGTAGTATTCCTGGCTGATCGCTGGGTTGCTGTTGAGGGGGGATATACTCCAGACGAAATACGTGATGCTGCGGAATACATCAAGCGGAAAAGGAAGCAGAAAGCCGACGAAAAGGCGATGGCAGAATCATCTCCATTTGTCATGAAGGACGGACAGGTGTTTATCAAGAATGCCGTCATCCCGAAGGTTCAGCTGAGCCGTACTGAAACGGACCCGCGAAAAGGTTATGCCATAAATGTTGGCATCGGTCCCGAAATTAAGACCAGCGTGAAGCTATCTCCAGAGATGGAAAAAGCGATTTCTGATGTTGTGTCAGCGGAACTGAAAAAGAATCTTAAGCCCGGCGGCACAGTCTGGGAATGGTCACGACGTGGATTCTGACGGGAGGTTTTATGCAGGTCACTATTGATGGTGTCCCCTACGCTCCCGCCAGCGTCGTTTCATCCCGGATCGGCATTGCCATTTCGACACATCAGCGCGCAGACGTTTTAAAACGTTCACTCGAACAGCATCTGAGGCACCTGCCAGCCGGCGCGCTGGTGGTGGTTGTAGATGATGGTTCAAAACCTGCAGCGGTAGTTCCCCACGGCGTGCAGCTGCTTCGCCATGAAACATCACTCGGCATTGTTGCCTCGAAGAACGCCAGCCTGTCAGCCCTGATGGATGCCGGGTGCGAGCATCTTTTCCTATGGGACGATGACGCATGGCCGATTGCTGATAACTGGCACCTGCCTTACATCGAATCACCCGAGCCACACCTGGCTTATCAGTTTCTCGATCTGGCTGGTCGTCACAAGCTGAATGATTTGGCGGTGCTATACCGTGACGATCAGCATGTGGCGTACACCGGGCAGCGTGGCGTGATGCTGTATTACCATCGCAGTGCTATCGAGAAGGTAGGTGGATTCGATCCGGTGTACGGTCGCGGTATGTACGAACACAGCGACCTTGCCCTGCGCATCCATAACGCTGGTCTTACGACGTGGGCTTACGCTGATGTCGTCGGTTCAGAAAAGCTGATTCATTCTCTCGATGAGCATGAAGCGGTGGAGCGTTCAGTGCCGAGGCCCGACCGCCAGGCGCTGGTGGAACGTAACGTTAAAATCCACAACGAACGGCGCGATACCGGGTTTACCGGTTACGTTGAATATCGGCGACAGCGCGACGTGGTTATCACTACGTTACTGACAAGCCAGCCTGACCCTCAGCGCGGCACGAAAATGACGGCCTCACCTGACATGCTGACCAAGTGGGCGGCCTCGCTTCGGAATTGTGGACGTATTGCGCTGGTGGATGAATTACTGACGGCCCCGGCAGACGTTGAGCTGTACCGCGTTCCTGACGTGAAGATGAATGTCTACTTCCGGCGATGGCTGCATATCTGGCAGCACCTGCGCGATCACCCTGAATACCGGTTCGTCTGGTGTACCGATGGTACCGATGTCGAAATGCTTCGCGCGCCGTGGGAAGAAATGGAACCCGGGAAGGTGTATGTCGGTTCTGAACCGAAGACCTACGCCGACTCCTGGGCGAAACAGAATCATCCTGAGCGTATCTATCAGGAGTTCATTGAAGCGCACCGAAACGATGTAATGCTTAACGCTGGGCTGCTGGGTGGTACCCGCGCTGATGTAATGGCGTTTGCTCACGGCATCATCCGTCTTTACTACCGGATCGAGAGCTATCGTTTCTGGAAGAAAGAACAGGCTGGCGCCGCGGTGGGGGATATGATCGCTTTTGGCATTGTCGCTAAGTCTTTTGGCGATCGCATTGTCACCGGCCCGCGCATCCACACAGTTTTTAAGACTGATGGTATTGGCAAAGAATGCGCCTGGTTTAAACACAAATAGGCTGATATGAAAAAGACCAGAACTTTCAGTGAAAGATTCTGGGAAAAGGTCGTTGTTGCTTCTCCAGATGAATGCTGGATCTGGAATGCGGCTAAGAGAAAGAGTCCTATAGGCGGTGGAAAGTATTTATTTTACGGGCATTTGAAAGCTGGAGTTACTGCTGGCGGGCCTGGAAAGATGATTCTTGCACACAGAGCTTCATGGGAACTTTGCAACGGACCTATCCCAGACGGATATTTGATTGACCATACCTGCCATAACACTCTTTGCGTAAACCCAAAACATCTTCGAATAGCAACACCAAAGCAAAACGCTGAAAACAGGCACCGTCACTCCTCTGCGTCAGGATTTCGTGGCGTTACTTGGAATCGGGATATGAAGAAATGGTGTGCTCACTATAAAGAGCATGGTGCCCGTCATCACCTTGGTTACTTTGACTGCAAGCATGAAGCCGCTGAGGTTGCACGACGAGCCCGTAATAAGGTGTTTACCCATAATGATGCTGACAGATATTAAGTTCTGCGTTGTTGGCCATCACGCCAGGCGGCAACAGGCTGAAGCGTTGGCCATGAGTATTGGCGCACACCTGCTTATCGATGAAGGTGACCACGGCGCGAACTGGAATCATCGGCGTGCGCTTGAGTGGGCAGCAGAGCAAACATGCCGGGTGGTAGTGTTGGAAGATGACGCGCTGCCGGTACATGGATTTACCGAAAAGGTAACTGACTGGCTGGCTCGTTTTCCTGACGACATGCTGAGCTTTTATCTCGGTACCGGGCGGCCTCCACAGTATCAAATGCAGATTGCTGAGCGGCTAACCGTGGCTGATAAGACACGCGCTGATTACATCACGCTGTCGAGACTCATTCATGGCGTTTGCTATAGCGTCCCGCCTGAGCATGTGCATCGCGTGCTATCCCGTTGGGATAACAGCAAGCCCGCCGATTACGCTGTGGGTGATGCATGGGGTGGCTCAGTGATCTATCCGTGTTACTCGATGGTGGACCATGCAGATGGTGAACCGGTTGAGCGTCACCCTGACTCAGCGCCACGCACAGAACGCCGTCGGGCGTGGAGGATGGCGTGAATAAAGAACCACGTATCTACGGCAGCAAATGGGACAGAGAGCGTCTTGTGTTCCTCCGTGCACATCCTCTCTGTGTGATGTGCCGGGAGCAGGGAAGGGTGGCAGCAGCAACGGTTGTAGACCACATCATTCCGCACAAACTGAAAGAAGCTCTTCGATCTGGCGATGCGGCAGCCATAAGCAAAGCTCAAAAGCTCTTCTGGAGCCGCAGTAACTGGCAGGGCCTGTGCAAGCAGCATCATGATTCAACGAAGCAGAGGATGGAGAAGCGCGGCACCATCATCGGCTGTGATGAAAGCGGCCTTCCTCTTGATCCTACGTCGCACTGGTTCAAACGATAACATTTCTCATTCGTGAGCCGTCAGGGGAAGGGTGGGGTAAAAGTTCAGGACTAATCCCCTGAATGACCGCCGCCCATCCTTTTTGTGCACAACCGCGAAATGAAAAGTTTTTTTCCGGGAGGTTCCGATGGCAGGACGACGCCCGAAACCGACCCACCTGAAAGTGGTAACCGGCAACCCGGGCAAACGCAAACTCAACGACAAAGAGCCCACACCGGCGCGAGAAATCCCGATTCCACCCGAGCATCTCTCTGACTGGGGAAAGGTAGCCTGGGGAAAGCTAACCGTGCTACTCGACGGCATGGGAATTCTGACCATTGCCGATACGCTGGCGCTCGAACGTCTTTGTGATATTTACGCCGACATTCTGCAACTGCGTCTGACGATTGCCGATGAAGGGCGAACGTACACTGTGCAGACAGAGGGCGGTTTTTTGATAAAAGCAAACCCGGCGGTTGCCATGCTTGCCGACGCTGATCGTCGATTTAAAAGCTACCTGGTTGAATTCGGTCTCACTCCGGCCGCCAGAACGAAGGTGAAAGTGGATGGTGGAGAAAAAGAAGAAGACCCGTTCAACCAGTTCTTCGGTTGATCCCGCAACGCGATACGCCATGGATGTAGTTTCGGGTAAGGAAATCGCCGGGCCGGATATAAGAAATGCCTGTAAACGACACCTTAATGACCTTGAATCATGTCATGCCCGGGGGCTGTTTTGGGATACCGAAGCTGCTCAGCGCGCCATCGACTTTTTCGCGAAAGTGCTGAAGCTCAACGGCGGCGAGCATGAAGGTAATCCCTTTATCCTCCTGCCCTGGCAGTGTTTCATTGTTGGTTCGATATTTGGGTGGAAAAACTCTGAAAACTACCGTCGTTTTCGCATGGTGTATGTCGAATCGGGTAAAGGTTCGGGGAAGTCACCACTGGCTGGCGGAGTAGGGCTCTATTGCCTGACAGCTGATAAAGAACCACGTGCTGAGGTTTATGCCGCGGCTACGAAAAAAGACCAGGCCATGATCCTGTTTAGGGATGCGGTGGCGATGGTTGATCAGTCACCAGCGCTGGCGCAGCGGATTAATAAATCAGGCGGAGCCGGGAAAGAGTGGAACCTGGCTTTCCTTCAGTCGGGGTCTTTCTTCAGACCCATCAGTTCTGATGATGGACAGTCAGGTCCGCGTCCGCATTGTGCACTGATTGACGAGATTCACGAGCATAAGAACAACCAGGTCGTTGAGATGATGCGCGCCGGTACGAAAGGACGTCGGCAGGCGCTGATTTTCATGATCACCAATAGCGGCCACGATAAAACCAGCGTCTGTTATGACTACCACGAGTACGGGCGCAAGGTAGCAGAAGGTTCGATCGAGGATGACAGTTTCTTTTCGTTCATCTGCTCGCTTGATGAAGGGGAGGACCCGTTTAAGGACGAGACCTGCTGGAAGAAAGCTAACCCCTCGCTTGGTCACACCTTCACAGACCGTTATCTGAGGGAACAGGTCACCCAGGCACGTGGCATGCCGTCGAAAGAGAGTATCGTTCGCCGCCTCAACTTCTGTCAGTGGGTAGACGCCGATAATCCCTGGATGAGCAGCGATGTGTGGATGGGATGTGAAGAGGACTTCGACCTGCATGAATTGCAGGGTGAGGAATGTTATGGCGGCCTTGACCTTTCTGGAAGCCGGGATCTTACCGCGCTGGCGCTGTTTTTCCCGAAAAAAAGAAAACTGCTGGTGGAGTTCTGGACACCGAAAGACACGTTGCTTGATCGGGCTAAAACGGATCGGGTTCCTTATGACGCGTGGGAGCGGGATGGATACATTCATACCACGCCAGGGAAAGCGGTTAAGTACGGATTCGTTGCTGAACGTATAGCTGACCTTTCTCAGATGTTTTTTATCAAGGCGATAGCATTTGACCAGTATCGAATCAAATATCTTGAACCTGAACTGGAAGATGCCAGCGTATCAGTGCCTTTGATCCCTCACGGGCAAGGGTACTACAAAGCCCAGGAGTCAGGGTTATGGATGCCGCACTCTATTGAGCTGTTCGAACAGCGGCTGGATGACGGCGACATCATCATCAAAACCAATCCCTGCCTGCGCTGGAATGCTGCATCAGCAGTAACCGAAGCCGATCAGAAAGAAAACCGGATCTTTGCCAAGAAAAAGAGTACCGGCCGTATTGATGGCGTAGTGGCATCTGCTATGGCTATTGGTGCATCTGAAGGGGATGTTGGGGATGAGGGCGATGTCGATGGATTTTTTGACGAACCGATCATAGTGGGTATCTGATGGCTAAGAATAAACAACCCGGGCGTGTAAAAAGCGCCCTGTTAAACTGGCTGGGAGTACCAATCAGTCTCACGACAGGTGAATTCTGGCGTGAATGGTATGGCACCAGTAGCAGCGGAAAGGTTGTTACCGCTGATAAAGCGATAAAGCTCTCTGCTGTCTGGGCTTGTGTCAGGCTGTTGAGTGAGTCCATTTCAACACTCCCACTGAAAATATACGTGCGCCAGCCTGACGGCTCTCGAAAGGCTGCGACCGATCACCCGGCCTATTCGGTGCTGTGCCGTCGCCCTAACTCAGAAATGACGCCATCCCGCTTTATGTTGATGGTAGTAGCCAGTATTTGTCTTCGCGGGAATGCCTTCATTGAGAAGAAGTTCATCGCAAACCGCCTGGTTTCGCTGGTGCCTTTGTTGCCGCAGAACATGGTGGTTAAACGTCTCACTACCGGAGCGCTGGAATACAAATACACTGAAAATGGAAACGAACGCATCATTCAAGTTAAAAACATGATGCACATTCGCGGATTCGGGCTGGATGGTGTTTGTGGGATGATGCCAACGATGGCGGGCGTTGATGTATTTGGCGCTGCTATGTCGGTGGATGAAGCGGCAGCAAAAATTTTCGAGAATGGCCTTCAAAGCACCGGATTTTTGTCCTCTGAAAATGCACTGACGAAGGAGCAGCGCGATCGACTGCGCCAGAACCTTCAGTCATTTATCGGTTCAAAAAATGCCGGAAAGCTGATGGTTCTGGAAAATAAATTAACTTACCAGAACGTCACAATGAACCCGGAGGCTGCGCAACTTCTTGAAAGCCGTTCATTCAGCATTGAAGAAATCTGCCGCTGGTTCCGCGTTCCGCCCTATATGGTTGGGCATACGACAAAGCAGAGCAGCTGGGCTTCGAGTCTGGAGGGTATGAACCTTCTTTTCCTGACGCACACCCTGCGACCTTTGCTGGTGAACATCGAACAGGAAATTGGACGGTGCCTCCTGGACAGCGATGATGAGGTGTTCGCGGAGTTCTCCGTAGAAGGACTGCTGCGCGCCGACAGCGCGGGCCGTGCTGCTTACTATACCAGCGCGCTCCAGAATGGGTGGATGTCCCGCAATGACGTGCGCCGTCTTGAGAATATGCCACCGATTGAAGGGGGTGACATTTACACCGTTCAGCTCAACCTGACGCAGCTGAAAAATCTCGAAAGCAGCAATCCTGCTGTTCAGGCTCTGGCCCTGAGAGAACTGCATAACCACGTATTCCCCGATATTACCTTTGAACAATCTCCGCTGAAACAGGCCGCTTAGGAGCACTTTCCTGATGAGCAAAAAACAACTTCCGGTAGCACCGGCGGGTCGCCCCTGCGCGCGCGTTACCTGTGAAACATTACCGTCCGCACTGGACCGCTGGGACGGCGGGATCAAAGCTGCGGCCACTGACGACAACAGTATTTCTGTTTTTGATGTGATCGGGCAGGACTACTGGGGTGAAGGCGTAACAGCCAAACGTATCGCCGGTGCACTACGGGCGATGAATGGCGCCGACGTCACGGTCAATATCAACTCCCCTGGCGGTGACATGTTCGAAGGCCTGGCCATCTACAATCTTCTGCGTGAATACGAAGGCCGTGTGACGGTGAAGGTGCTCGGTATTGCCGCCAGCGCCGCCTCGGTCATTGCGATGGCCGGGGATGAAATTCAGATCGGCCGTGGTGCCTTCCTGATGATCCACAACTGCTGGGTCTACGCGATGGGTAACCGCCATGACTTTGCGGAACTGGCACAGTCTCTTGAGCCCTTCGATAACGCTATGGCAGACATCTACGCGGCGCGTTCCGGCCTTGATATGGCAGCTGTTCAGAAACTGATGGATGCCGAGAGTTATATCGGTGGCAGTGACGCTGTGGCGAAGGGACTGGCAGACAGCCTGCTTTCTGCTGATGCGGTCAGTGATGGCGATGAATCACCCGCGGCCGCGCTTCGCAAACTTGATGCGCTGCTGGCTAAAACCAACACCCCGCGCTCTGAGCGCAGAAAACTCATTAAAGCCTTATCCGGTGGCATGCCTGGCGCTGTCACCACCAACGACGGTACGCCGGGCGCTGCCGAAGATATCAAACCTGAAACCCTCAATTCACTTGAAAGCGCTCTTGCGGCGTTAGTCAAATAAGGACCCTTTATGTCTGAAGTAAACGAAATTCTGAAAAAAGTCACTGCCAGCATTGAAGAGGCAACCGGCAAATTCAACGCGAAAGCAGAAGACGCACTCAAAGAGGCGCAGAAGTCAGGCAGGCTGTCAGAAGAAACAAAAGCTGCGGTTGATAAAATGGCTTCTGAGTTCAATGCGCTGCGTGAAGCTGAAAAAACCCTGAAAGCCGCAATGGGCGAACTGGAGCAACATGTTGCCCAGATGCCGCTGGCAAACGCAAAACAGGTTGTCGAGTCCGTTGGCCACCAGGTGATCTCCGCTGAAGCCCTGAAAACCTTTGCTTCCAGCGTGGAAGGCGGTAAGCGCATCAGCATCCCGGTTAAGGCCGCCCTGACTTCGGTGGATGTGCCTGATGGTGTTGTGGAGCCACAGCGCCTGCCGGGTATTGATACGGCACCGAAACAGCGCCTGTTTATCCGCGATCTGATTGCTCCAGGCCGTACGTCCTCCTCAGCTATTTTCTGGGTGCAGCAGACAGGCTTTACCAATAACGCGAAAGTGGTTCCTGAAAATACGCAGAAACCATACAGCGAAATTGAGTTCACGCCGAAAATCACTGGCGTCAGCACCATTGCCCACCTGTTCAAAGCCTCAAAGCAGATCCTGGATGACTTCGCACAGTTGCAGTCCACCGTTGATGCCGAAATGCGCTACGGACTGAAGTATGCAGAAGAGCAGGAAATTCTCTTTGGTGATGGTACCGGCGTTCATCTGCATGGCATCGTTCCTCAGGCGTCAGCGTTCAATCCGGCGTTCACTGTCGAACAGCAGAGCGGGATTGACGATCTGCGTCTGGCAATGTTGCAGGCACAGCTGGCACGCTTCCCGGCATCTGGTCATGTTCTTCACTTCATTGACTGGGCGCGGATCGAGCTGACCAAAGACAGCCTGGGTCGTTACATTCTGGCGAACCCTGCGGCGCTGACTGGTCCGACTCTGTGGGGCCTGCCGGTTGTTGCAACGGAAGCGGCAGCCTTCCAGGGTAAATTCCTGACCGGTGCATTTAACGCTGGCGCGCAAATCTTCGACCGCGAAGATGCGAACGTGGTTATCTCCACGGAGAACGCCGACGACTTCGAGAAAAACATGATCACCATCCGTTGCGAAGAACGTCTGGCGCTGGCTGTGAAACGCCCTGAGGCGTTCGTGTACGGTTCATTCAGCACCGGCGCGGGTAGCTGATAACTATTGCGGCCTTCGGGCCGCTTTTTTCGGGGCAAACAAATGCTTGATCAGAATGTGGTGAAACAGCATTGCCGCATTGATACCGACTTTACGGGTGATGATGCTCTGCTGAAGATTTATACAGGTGCAGCGGCCCGGTACGTCCAGACATGGACACGCCGAACGCTCTATGAAAAGGAAAGCAGCCCTGGCTACGCTGACGACCCGGACCCGATACTGCTCAATGATGATGTTAAGGCAGCCATGCTACTGCTTATCGGTCACTGGTATGCAAACCGGGAAGCAGTGAACATCGGAAACATTACGACAGAAATTCCTTTCGCCGTAGAAGCACTTTTGCAGCCCTATCGGATTTATGGATTGTAGGGGGGGGTTATGCAGGCCGGAAGACTGAGAGACAGGATCACAATACAGAATATTACTACGGAAAGGGATGATTCCGGTCAGCCAGTTGAATCCTGGCATGACGGCGCAGAAACCTGGGCAGAAGTAAAGGGCATCAGTGGGCGTGAACTGGTAGCCGCTGGCGCTGAAACCGCAGTCGCTACTATCAGGGTATGGACACGATTTCGTAGCGATATAACTGCTGCGTCCAGACTCAGGGTTATGACTGGCCCGTTCAAGGGTGCCATTTTGAATATCATTGGTCCGCCAATCCCTGATTCTCGTGGTATTCAGCTCGAAATTCTTTGTAAGCAGGGGATCGAAAAATGATTGAGACGAGCCTCGATTTTTCCGGCCTGAATGACATCGCAAAGGATCTGGAGGCGCTTAGCCGCGCTGAAAACAACAAGGTTCTGCGTGAAGCCACGCGCGCCGGCGCGGAGGTGCTTAAGGAAGAAGTGATCGCACGTGCACCGGTACGCACCGGAAAACTGAAAAAAAACGTGGTGGTTGTTACCCAAAAAAGCCGCCGCCGCGGGGAAATTTCTTCCGGCGTCCATATTCGTGGCGTTAACCTGCGCACCGGCAACAGCGATAACACGATGAAGGCGAATAACCCGAGAAACGCCTTTTACTGGCGATTCGTTGAAATGGGAACTGCCAACATGCCGGCACATCCTTTCATTCGTCCCGCGTTTGACGTCCGACAGGAGCAGGCGACAGAGGTCGCGATCAGGCGCATGAACCAGGCCATCGATGAGGCATTAAGCAAATGACGGAAGACGATCTCTATCCTCTGCTGGAACCGCTGGCCGGAGGGCAGGTTTATCCCTACGTTGCACCGCTCGGCAGTGACGGGAAACCTTCAGTCTCACCGCCCTGGGTAATTTTCTCGATTATTACCGAGGCGGCCGCTGACGTTCTCTGCGGTCAGGCGGAATCCGCCGTTTCGGTGCAAGTCGATGTTTACTCCAGCACTATCACTGAAGCGCGTACGATCAGGAATATGGCGCTGGAAGCCCTGCAAACATTGAAGCCTGAGAACATTGTCAAAACGCCTGGTTATGAACCTGATCTGCATTTTCACCGGGCCACGCTCGAATTTCAGGTGATCGTTTAAGTTCATTCACCATCACAGACCGCTCCGGCGGTCTTTTTTTTATCTGGAGAAATCATGACCAGTAAGTATGAAGTTACAAAGGGGATGACCTTTGCCGTCTCCGACGCACCCGTAACCGCCGAGGATTTTAATGCCTCAGGTTTCCCGGGGGCTGGTGTTACCTGGCTGGAAGCGGCCTGTGCAACAAAGGAGATCACCTTCACGGGCGGTCAAAAAGGGGATATTGACGTAACCACGCTTTGCTCAACTGAACAAGAGCAAACCAACGGCCTCGCCGCGCCTGCTGAAATGAGCATTACCCGTAACTGGGTTGGCGATGAAGCAGCACAGGAGGCACTCCAGACCGCTTACGAAAATGACGAACTGCGTGCGCTTCGCGTGGTATTCCCGTCTGGTAATGGTTTCTACGTGCTGGTGGAGGTTCGTCAGAGCTCATGGTCTGCTGCAACCTCTTCCGTTGTTGGCGCGACTTATTCTCTGCGTGTACGTGGCAAACCTAAACGCATCTATGCGTCTGGTTCCTGAGCGGCTTCGGCCGCTTTTTTTATCCCTTCGACCAAGTAACAAGAGAAAAATGAAATGGCGCAAAAAACATCACAGAATTCACTACGCGACGTGGCGCTTACTGCATCGAAAGCCTATCGCACAAAAGACGGTATCACGGTCCCTGAGTGGGATGGCGCAAAGGTAACGCTGCGTGAACCGTCCGGCGATGCCTGGATGAAATTCCGGGAAATCGTAAATCCGCAGCTCGCCGAAGGCGAAGAGGCCCCAACGCTGACGGAGGCGGAGAAGTTCCTGCGTAACAAAGAGGCGGATGTGGTTCTGTTTATTGACGTACTGCTGGATGAAAACGGCGAGCGCGTATTCAGTGACGAGGATCAGGAGCTGGTATCCAAAATTTATGGTCCTGTGCATGCGCGCCTGCTGGCTCAGGCTCTTGGCCTCGGAATGAGTCAGGAAGAAGCGGGAAAGCCGTAAAGCAGCCGCTGACCTTCTTCCTGATGTCACTGGCGCTCCGGATGGGGCGCACTCTGCATGAACTGCGCCAGACCATAACCGCCAGTGAGCTCAAGATGTGGATCGAGTTTGACCGCATAAGCCCTGTAGGGGACTGGCGTTCCGATGCACAGGCGGCGCAGATCTCCGTTGCAATGCTGAACTCTCAGGGCGGGAAATTCACCATACCTGACGTGATGCTGAAATGGGGTGAGCAGGAAGAAGGCTCTGAAGTCTCTGAACTTGAAGAATGGATGTCCAGTCTTTGACGCCCGCGGCTGCGGGCTTTTTTTATGGGTGAAATATGGCAACGCTGCGCGAGCTAATCATCAAAATTTCTGCGAACTCGTCTTCTTTTCAGTCTGAGATCGCCAGAGCGTCCCGTATGGGGACGGATTACTACCGCACTATGGAACAGGGCGGGAAAAAAGCAGCAGCGGCCACGCGTGAAACTCAGCGGTCTTTGGCTGACCTGAATTCTCAGCTCGCAACTGTACGTTCATCAGCGGCTGGGCTTGCCGGGGCATGGGCTGGCGCATTTGCCACGCATCAACTTGTTCAGTTTGCTGATACCTGGAACCAGCTGAATGGCCGTCTTCGCCTTGCGTCCTCTTCCAGTGAGGATTACGTGCAATCCCAGCGCGTGCTGATGGAGATTAGCCAGCGCACCGGAACATCCCTCGAGGCAAACAGCAACTTATACAGCAGAATTGCGCAGTCCCTGCGTGATGCCGGTTACGCTTCTGCTGACGTCGCAAAAGTTACGGAAACCGTAGCAACCTCGCTGAAGCTGTCTGGCGCCAGTACCGAAGAGGCGAGCTCTGTTATCACTCAGCTTAGCCAGGCGCTTGGCTCAGGCGTTTTGCGAGGCGAAGAATTTAACTCCATCATGGAGAACGGTGGCCGCCTGGCGAAACTGCTGGCTGATGGTCTGGGTACCACTGTTGGTGGCCTGCGAAATATGGCCAACAACGGCGAGCTGACGACCAACAAGATCGTCCCACTCCTGACAAACGTTGAGATCCTGCGTAAAGAGTTTGACACTCTTCCGGCGTCAATCAGCGGTTCTGCACAGAAAGTGCAAAATGCTTTTCTCGCCTGGGTTGGCGGGGCGAACGATGCTGTCGGCGCATCATCAACGCTTTCCGGTGTGCTGGATGGTCTGGCGAATAACATCGATGAAGTGGCAAACACAGCCGGTATTCTGGTTGGCGTGGGTCTGGCTCGCTATTTTGGCAATATGGTCGGCAGCGTCGGTCAGTCAACCCGTGCAGTGATCGCTAATACGGCCGCCGAGGTTGCGCTGGCTCAGGCTCAGGTCCGTGGCGCTCAGGTTAGCGTTGCTGCTGGCCGCCAGGCGGTTTACCGCGCTCAACAGGCGCGCGCAGCGGCGACAAGTATTGAGGCTCAGATTGTTGCCGAACGTAATCTTGCCGCAGCTCAGGCATCCCTGAACACAGCGCTTGCTGGAAGGGCTTCTGCCGTTAACAACCTCACCAATACAGCCTCGGTAATGTCACGGCTGGGTAGCGGAGTGTTGGGCATTCTCGGTGGCTGGCCAGGCGTTATTATCAGTGCCGGTGCTGCGATGTATGGCCTGTATCAGCATACCCAGCAGGTACACCGTGAGGCTGTCGGCTTTGCCAACAACCTTGACGAGATCAACACCAAACTCCAGCAGATGTCTGTGCTCGGTCTTCGCTCGACCGCCGCAGATGCGCGGACCTCTTTACAGGCGCAAAAGCAGGACCTGGCCGACCTCGACTCTCAGATCGCGAAGGTGAAAGACAGCCTCAAGGCGGTTGCTCAAATCCAGCAGGATTATAACCGCCATCCGACGCTGACCTTGATCAATACCTTCATGGATCAGGCAGACATCACGGCCAAAAACATCGAACTTACCGATAAGCTGAACCAGCTGGAGTATCAGCGCGAACAGGCCGCTTCAAAAGTCGAGCAAACGCAGAAGCTGGTGAACGATGCCAGTGACCTGGCAACGCAAAAGGCTATCGAACAGGCTGGCGCCGTCTCGATCCTGAAAGGTGCCTATGACCTGCTAAACCGCTCAATGTCAGCAACCGCAGGCGCCAAACCTCCGCAGTATACCGGGCCAGTGGTCTCACTGGCTAATGCAACGCCTCAGCAGCAAACAGCACTGGAACGTTCACGCCGCGATAATGAGCTGGCCAGCTTAAGTGGATTAGAGAAACTTCATCAGCAGCACGTTTATGAAGCGGAAGATCTGAAGCTGACTGGAGCACTTTATACCCAGTACATCTACAACAAGGATCAGGCCGCCAAAAAGGATGCAGCAGCAGCCGAGGCAAAAAAAACCTCTACTGCCGCCTCAAGTGCTCAGAGTAAAGCCGAGCGCGCGGCAGCCAGCACCGCTGAGCAATATGCCCGCAAAATGGCCGATCTGAGCGTGGCTATCGATGTGCAACGCGTCAGGGCAACGGAAGGAGAAAAAGCGTCTGAGCTATACGCAGCATCGCATCAGGCAGGCACTAAATGGACCGACGAGCAACGCAAGGCTATCCAGGCATCATCAGCAGAGCTGGCAAAATGGACGCAAAAAGCCGATGAAAACGTACGTAAGCAGCGCGAACAAGCCGATGCTCTGAAGGATTTAACTGAAGCGGCCCGAAAGTTCAGGGATGAGGCGACACTGACAACCGAAACCGCAGGCATGAGTGATCGCCAGCGCAGCCGGTTCGACGAGACGCAACAGATCGAGCGTGTTTTTGCTAAAACGGACGGCGGCACCGAGGCCATCGCACAACGCGCGGCTGCCCTCGATGACCTGGATAAGAAATACAAGGCTATAGCAGCAGCTGAAGCGGACTGGATGGCCGGAGTATCACGCGGCTATGCCAACTGGTTCGATGAAATCAGCAATGTTTCTGGCACGGTTTCTGATGGGGTGAAAACCACACTCGACAGCGCGTTTAGTAATGTCACCTCAATGCTGGAAGGCAATAAGGTCAGCTGGAAATCCTGGGGTATCTCTGTTTTACAGATTATCGAAAAAGTCGCTCTGCAAATGGCAGTGGTCAGCGCGATGGGGGGTGGGTCTTCCGGTTCTGGCATTTTTGGCTCACTCATCGGCAGCGTAGGCAGCTTCTTCGGGGGCGGTGCGGGAGCATCAGCCAGCACCGGTACTGCGGTTTCCAGTTACGGTTCGAGTTTTCAGTTTAACGCTAAAGGCGGCGTTTATGACTCTCCATCTCTGAGCGCTTTCAGTAATGGGATCGTCAGAAACCCCACCATGTTCGCTTTCGCGAAAGGCGGGGCCGGAATCATGGGCGAGGCTGGGCCGGAGGCAATCATGCCGCTGACCCGCGCACCGGATGGTTCACTCGGTGTTCGTGCGGTCGGCGCTGGTGGTGGTCAGTCTGTATCTTCGGCGCCACAGGTTTATATCACCATCGATGGCAACGGAAACACTCAAACTCAGGCGACAACTGGATATGAGCAATTTGCGCGGGAAGTTGGTGCTTTTACAGATAAGCGTTACAGGGAACTGATAATGAGAGATTTAGCGCCAGGAGGCGCTATCTGGAATATGGCTAAAGGGGGGCGCTGATGGCTATCGAAACTTTCACATGGTGCCCACGAATTAACGCTGAGGCAGATATAAATTTCCGCATCAGGAAAGCGCAGTTTGGTGATGGATATGAGCAGGTTTCAGGGGATGGATTGAATACCAGAACCCAGCAGTGGACGCTCAACTTTACTGGCAACGAAACCTACATTTCCGCCATTAAATCTTTTCTCGACAGGCATGAAGGAACGAAAGCCTTTCAGTGGAAGCCACCGCTCGAACCTTTGGGTTTGTATCGTTGCGAAACGTATAAACCCACCGGGCTCGGCGCGGGGAAATTCAACCTTGAAGCAACATTCATCCAGGCATTTAAACCATGAGCTTAAACGCAGACTATCAGAAGCTGGAATCAGGGAACGACGTTCGCCTGATTGAGGTGGACGGTTCTTCTTTTGGACTGACGGACGTTCTCCGGTTTCACAATTACAACATTCCCCACACCGAAGCGGAAATAGTCGCCGCTGGCGGGGATGAAGCCAAGCTCCCGGCGAAACCAATCTGGTGGCAGGGCAATGAATATTCCGCCTGGCCGTATCAGCTGGAAGGGCTGGAGAAATCGACCAGTGGCAGCAATGCGACGCCATCACTGACGGTCGCGAACATCGAAAGCTCTATTTCTGCCCTGTGTCTTGCGTACGACGATTTGCTACAGGCTAAGGTCACTATTCACGACACAAAGGCAAAATATCTCGACGCGAAAAACTTCGCAGGCGGTAACCCTACAGCAGATCCGACTCAGGAGAAACTTCAGGTCTGGTATATCGACGGGAAAACGACCGAGCTTGCCGGCGAAACCATCGAGTTTGTACTGTCCAGCCCTATGGATCTTCAGGGACAAATGATCCCGACGCGGCAGCTTCATTCCCTGTGTACATGGTGCATTCGTAATAAGTACCGCACCGGCGATGGCTGCGACTATGCCGGTACGCGCTATTTCGACAAAAACAACAACCCGGTAAGCGATCCGTCACTGGATGAATGCAACGGCACGCTGACGGCCTGCAAACTTCGGTTCGGTGAAAGCAACGAACTCTCGTTTGGTGGGTTCCCGGGTACGTCGCTGATCAGGAGCTGATATGCGTCAGAAAACCATTGATGCGATTATGGCGCATGCCGCCGCTGAATATCCTCGTGAGTGCTGTGGTGTGGTGGCGCAGAAAAGCCGCGTTGAACGTTATTTTCCTTGCCGGAATCTTGCCGCGGCGCCGGAGGACAATTTTGTCCTTTGCCCGGAAAATTACGCATCTGCTGAGGACTGGGGTACGGTGATCGCCATCGTTCATAGCCACCCTGACGCCACGACGCAGCCGAGCGAACTGGATAAAGCGCAATGTGACGCAACGCTTTTACCCTGGCATATCGTGAGCTGGCCCGAGGGGGATTTACGCACCATTCAGCCGCGCGGAGAGTTGCCACTGCTGGAGCGTCCGTTTGTACTTGGTCACTTTGACTGCTGGGGGCTGGTAATGAGCTATTTCCGGCAAACGCATGGTATCGAACTCCGCGATTACCGGGTTGATTATCCCTGGTGGGAAAACGAATATCCGGACAACTTCTATCAGGATTGCTGGTACGAGTGCGGATTCCGTGAATTCGACGGGCCGCCGAAACCCGGCGATATGGTGATCATGCAAGTGCAGGCTGATAAGTGGAACCACGCGGGTATATTGCTGGAGGGCAATATGCTGCTGCACCACCTGTACGGTCACCTGAGTCAGCGCGTGCCGTATGGTGGATACTGGCAGGAACGAACGATGAAGATTCTCCGTTACAAATCTCTGTGCTAACCTTTTGCAAAACGAAAAAAGGGGTTAGGGATATGAGGAAATTTCTTTCGATATTAGCGTGTAGCCTGATTATTGTTGGTTGCACACCTTCTGAAAAGGATTTTATTGACATGGGGGAGTCCTTGGTCAAAGACACCCTTAAAGATCCGGACAGTGCCAAGTTTGAATCATTTTTCCGTGATTTTGGTGAAAATTCTGGATATGTTTGCGGTTATGTGAATGCTAAAAATTCATACGGCGCATACACGGGTAAAAAACCATATTATGTGCGGATTGAGGTCAAAGATGGAAAGGTCAATAATCATGGACCAATCATCATTATTAATGACCAAGACCAGAAGAAAATTGATTCCTATGAGTCAATCTGTCAAAGGGACTGATGTGCCATGAAAAAGATTATCCTCCCAATTTTTATCTTCCTGCTGATGGGATGTTCTGTTTCTTCACTAGAAGAACAAAAACCTATCCTATCAGAGCATTCAACAAAAACTGTTGATGAGGTTAATCGTTGCCTTGCTCCTAAATGGGTGGAGCTACGATCTTCAAGCTCAAGCATACCCACTGAATCAGGATACAAAATCACAGCATCAGACGATATATTCGGTGCTCTTTCAGTGGTGAATATCGATAAATCAGCGACAGGCGGAAGCGATATAAAGGTTTATGCCGTCGCGAAAGGATGGAACGACCACTGGGCTAAGGCCGCCAGATCATGTCTTTGAAAACCCTAAAATAATCTAAGCCACCTTCGGGTGGCTTTTTTTATGGAGAATGAAAATGTCAGAGGTTATGACCAGAATTGAGCTCGGCGGTATTTTGGGTAAAACCTACGGGAAGGTTCACCATCGTCTAATAAGAACAACCGCAGAGGCGATCAACTCACTTACAAAAACAATAGACGGGCTGGAGAAATTTTTGATAACCAGCAAAGCAAGGGGCCTGACCTACGCCGTCTTTAAAGATAAAAAAAATATCGGAAAAGATGATTTTGGTTTTCCGGTAACAGGTGAAGTTATTCGAATTGTCCCTGTAGTGATCGGAAGTAAAAAAGCTGGAGTTTTACAGACAATTCTTGGAGCTGTTCTTGTCGTTGCGGGGATTGCAGTTGGAATGCTTTCTGGTGGAACACTATCTGCTGTTGGTTACGGAGCCGCGAAGTTTGGTGCAGCTATGATCGCTGGTGGAGTTGTTCAGATGCTTTCGCCTCAACCCGGGGGCCTGGCCAGCAAACAAAGCGCAGATAACCGTGCATCGTATGCGTTCGGCGGGGTCACAAACACCGCCGCACAGGGTTACCCGGTTCCGCTCCTTTACGGCCGCCGGCGAATCGGCGGGGCAATTATTTCCGCCGGGATTTATGTCGAAGATCAGCAGTAGATAACAAACCTTTTTTACAAGCCACCTTCGGGTGGCTTTTTTTATGGGCGCGATATGGCGAATAAAATTACCGGACGAAAAGGGGGGAGCTCTAATTCCCGAACTCCTACCGAACAGCCTGATGATCTGCAATCTGTAGCGAAGGCAAAGATTCTCGTTGCGCTTGGGGAAGGGGAGTTTGCTGGACAGCTCACCGGGAAGGATATCTACCTGGACGGAACGGCGCTGGAGAACGCCGACGGCTCCCAAAACTTCAGCGGCGTTACGTGGGAATTTCGCGCGGGTACACAGGCCCAGAAGTACATTCAGGGCATTCCCGGTACCGAAAACGAAATCAGCGTGGGAACCGAGGTAACGAGCGCTACAGCGTGGACACGAACCTTCACCAATACACAGCTTTCGGCGGTTCGTTTACGCCTGAAATGGCCTTCGCTTTTCAAGCAGGAAAATGATGGCGATCTGGTTGGTTACTCGGTTAATTATACGATTGACTTGCAGACGGACGGCGGGACATGGCAGACAGTCCTCAATACCAGTGTGACCGGGAAAACGACCTCAGGTTATGAGCGTAGCCACCGTATTGATTTACCTCAGGCGGGCAGCACCTGGACAATCAGACTACGCAAAATTACCGCTGACGCCAACAGCGCGAAAATCGGCGACACGATGACGCTACAGAGCTTCACTGAGGTGATTGATGCGAAATTGCGATATCCGAACACCGCGCTGCTGTACATTGAATTCGACTCCAGCCAGTTTAATGGTTCTATACCTCAGATCTCCTGTGAGCCTCGTGGCCGCGTTATTCGGGTTCCTGATACTTACGACCCGGAAACCCGCTCTTACAGCGGGACATGGACCGGGGCGTTTAAGTGGGCATGGACGGATAACCCTGCGTGGATATTTTACGATCTGGTTGTATCTGACCGGTTCGGCCTCGGTCACCGTTTGACTGCTGCTAACATCGATAAATGGACGCTTTATCAGGTCGCCCAGTATTGCGATCAGATGGTGCCGGACGGTAAGGGTGGCGATGGAACAGAACCACGCTATACCTGCAACGTGTACATCCAGGACCGAAACGACGCTTATACAGTCCTGCGTGATTTTGCGGCCATATTCCGTGGCATGACGTACTGGGGAGGCGATCAGATCGTTGCTCTGGCCGATATGCCCCGTGATGTGGATTACAGCTATACGCGCGCTAACGTTGTTGGCGGTCGCTTCACCTATTCAAGCAGCACCACGAAAACCCGCTACACTACAGCGCTGGTTTCATGGTCCGATCCCGGTAACGCCTACGCTGACGCGATGGAACCCGTATTCGAGCAGGCGCTGGTGGCGCGGTACGGCTTCAATCAGCTGGAAATGACAGCCATCGGCTGCACCAGGCAGTCAGAGGCGAACCGAAAGGGGCGCTGGGGTATTCTCACCAACAACAAGGATCGCGTTGTTTCGTTTGATGTCGGGCTGGACGGAAACATTCCGCAGCCGGGCTACATCATCGCCGTGGCAGACGAGCTGCTTTCCGGAAAGGTTATGGGCGGCCGCATCAGCGCCGTTAATGGTCGCGTTATCAAACTTGACCGTGTAGCTGATGCAGCAGCAGGTGATCGCCTTATCCTCAACCTTCCCTCCGGAGCTTCACAGAGCAGGACTATTCAGGCCGTTAATGGTGAATCAGTCACAGTAACCACCGCGTACAGTGAGACGCCTCAGGCCGAAGCTGTCTGGGTGGTTGAGTCAAACGAACTCTATGCGCAGCAGTATCGTGTTGTGAGTGTCGCTGATAACGATGATGGCACTTTCACCATTACCGGTGCATGGCACGATCCGGATAAATATGCCCGAATCGATACCGGAGCCATCATTGACCAGCGTCCGGTGAGCGTGATCCCTCCGGGAAATCAGTCACCGCCAGACAACATCGTAATCAGCTCGTTTTCTGTGGTGCAGCAAAATATCAGCGTCGAAACGATGCGCGTGAGCTGGGACCAGGCGCAGAACGCTATCGCCTATGAAGCGCAATGGCGCCGCAATGATGGGAACTGGGTTAACGTGCCGCGCAGCTCCACCACGTCATTCGACGTCCCCGGGATTTATGCCGGGCGCTACCTGGTGCGCGTACGCGCAATCAATGCCGCAGAAATCTCGTCCGGATGGGGCTATTCAGAAGAGAAAACGCTGACGGGGAAAGTGGGCAATCCGCCGAAACCGGTCGGCTTCATCGCTTCCGATAATGTGGTATTCGGTATCGAGCTGAACTGGGGATTCCCGGCGAACACCGACGACACGCTGAAGACGGAAATTCAGTACAGCCTGACCGGTACCGAAGACGATGCGATGCTGCTGGCAGACGTACCCTATCCGCAGCGCAAGTATCAGCAGATGGGCCTTAAGGCAGGGCAAATTTTCTGGTACCGCGCGCAGCTGGTGGACCGCAGCGGAAACGAATCAGGGTACACAGACTTTGTGCGCGGGCAGGCCAGCATTGATGTATCCGATATCACCGATGCAATCCTGGAGGAGATTAAAGAGACTGATACGTTCAAAGACCTGATCGAGAGCGCGGTGGAGAGCAGTGAAAAGTTCGCAGAACTGGCTGATGCAATCAAAGAGAATGCAAACGGTCTTGCAGCGGCGGTTGGATCGAATAAGCAGACAGCAGAAGCAATCATCAGCAACGCGCTTGCTATTGCTGATGTTGTCGTGCGGCAGACAGCCCAGCAGGGCGCTAACTCTGCGACCTTCGAACAGCTCCGGGAGGTGATCGCCACTGAGACTGAGGCTCGCGTCACGGATGTTACTCGTCTTGAGGCAAAAACTGAGCAGAACGAGGCGGGAATTACCGAGGTAAGGCAGGCTCTGTCAGATGAAACGCAGGCGAGGGCGACAGCTGTCGACCAGCTTACTGCGAGTACTCAGGTCATTTCTGATAAAGCAGAGTCGGCTTCGGGTAAAGCTGATGCCGCCTCGGGCAAGGCAGATGCGGCCGAACAAGCCAGCTCGCAAAATACCGCTGATATCACCACGTTGCGACAGGTTGTCACCGACACGACTTCATCAATGGCATCCCGTCTGGAGGAACTGGGAGCAAGGACAGATACTGCCAGCGGCGGCATTCAGAGTAACTCCATCGCGCTAATAACGAGTACGCTGGCGCAGGTTGATCAGCAGGTGAGACTCAGCGCGCAGTATGGTGACAGTAAGGCCAGCATCGATCGTATTGATAATGTTATGGCAAGCGACAGGGAGGCAACAGCGCGTTCGCTGCTGAGTTTGCAGACTGACGTGAACGGCAACAAGGCAGCAATCAACAGCCTGAACCAGACGTTTTCCAATTATCAGCAGGCCACGGCCACGCAGATAAACGGCATTACGGCGACCATCAACGGGCACACTTCAGCGATCACCACCAACGCGCAGGCCATTGCGAACGTCAACGGCGACCTGAAGGCGATGTACAGCATCAAGGTTGCCGTGGATGCGAACGGAAAACAGTATGCTGCTGGTATGGGGATAGGTGTTGAGAATACTCCATCTGGCATGCAGTCGCAGGTATTATTCCTCGCAGATCGTTTTGCAGTGATGATGCAGGCAGGAGGAACCCCTACCATCGTATTCACCACGCAAAATGGTCAGTTGATAATCCGCGATGCTGTTATCGGGGAGGGGACGATCGGTAATAGTAAAATCGGTAATTACATCCAGTCATCAACCTGGGATGGAACAGGGAATGTCGGATGGCATATCAACAAGTCCGGGTATGCCGTGTTTAACAACGTGACTGTTCGTGGCTCGATTTACGCCACAACGGGTAACTTTGGATTCAGTGGGCCGAACAAGGCGACGGTGATAGACAGTAATGGTGTAACTATCAACCTGACCGGAGGCGGCCGTATCGTACTTGGAGAATGGACATAACATGCCAAGAGGACTACTAATTGATCTGAATGATGGCGGAAAGCGGATGGAGATAACGGCGGGTCTTCGGTGCCCGTCTTTTGGAGCCTACTTTGACAGTGGCTACCAGAAAGCCAAATACGCTGATATTGCCGGTTATGTTTCCGGGGCGCAGGTGCTGTTTATCCCGCACGCGACAGCTTACCTTGATTCAGGGCTGCTTCATAAAATGAACTCGGTCACCATATCCGGTGGCCGTGTGACGCAGAACTCCACGATGAAGGACGTAAGCATCAGTGAGCGTGAGAGTACGTACACGTTCCCCGGAAGCATCTGGCAGATATTTCCTCCTGGCCAGCGTAAAGGAGAAGGCCTGCTTATTGATGACAGTACTGACTTCCTGGCGATTACCAATGCCACGCAGTCAGGGCAGTGTATCTGGAAGGGGACCGTCAATGTCCCCACTGGCGGCTGGGCAGTTCCCACAATAGCGGGATACGACAAGTCCAAATATATCGTCTTTGGGCGCTGCAATAGCGGTAATACAGTCGATTTCGATGGCAACACTGTCAGGTTCTTCAGCCCTCCATCCACCAACGATGATGCTCCGACGACCGGCACGATAGATATTGTCATCTTCGCCAGTGGCGTGGCGCCGCAGCCTGGCACGGGGCTAAACATCTTCAATGCAGCCGGAGCCTGCACGTTTTCAACAACCAGGCGTCCCTTCGTCTACCTCAATCAGCTCTGGACGCCTTCGAAAAATGCCGTGAGCATCGGCAAAGGCTATGTTCCGCTGGGCAGATTCGGGCTGATGGCCCATGAAGTAAATGGCATGTATGTGTATCGAATGTTTGGAATAAAAATACAGAACGGCAGTGCTTCAGTTCAGGGTGGGAAATATCTTGGGCGCGAGCGGTATGCAATTTTTGGTAATGACACGGTAACGCCACTGAACCTTCCCGTTCTACCCGATATGTACGTCTGAATAAACTATCTTTTTAATCAACCTCGCTCCGGCGGGGTTTTTTTATTGCCTGGAGAAAACATGATTTATACCACTGGCACTATCGCCATCAGCGGAAACACCCTTACAGGTACCGGCACAAACTTCACTGCTGCTGGTTCTCTTATTCGTAACGGATGTACCGTTATTGCAATGACCAGCCCTGTGCAGGTATTTCAGATTACCACCATTGGCAGCGCAACAAGTCTCACCGTAACGCCAGCAGCTAACCCAACTGTTCCCGCTGGAACCCGGTTTGCCATTCTTCTGAGTGACAGTCTGAGCGTGGATGGTCTGGCGCAGGATATCGCTGAAACCTTCACGATGTACCAGCGCTACATGAGCGGGTTCGCTGATGTAATGAACGGGACATCTGATGTCACCATCACTATCAACGGCAATGTCGTTACCGTGCCGGGTCAAAAATCTCTGGCGAAGAAAGGGGATAACAGCGACATCACCAGCCTTTCTGGGCTGAAAACAGCTCTCAGCATTGAGCAGGGAGGGACCGGGGCAAAGAATGCTGCTGACGCTCGCACAAACCTCGGTTTGGGAAGTAGTGCGACACGGGATGCTTACAGCTCTTCAGGAAAAATGCTTTCTGAGGGGGATTTCGGTGTTGGTGGGAAATCGCTCAATTTATCATGGGATTCGCTTGGAGGAAAAAATCAATTCAACTCAAACTCAAATGGTGCATTTCAGGGCGGTAATGTTGTTCTTTTTGGTGTCAGTATTTCACACCATGCAAATGATGCATATGCTTATCAGATAGCGGGCCGGGGAACATATGGCATTATTCATCGTTCACTTGAAGGTGGTGTATATGGGCAATGGAGAACCTGTTACGACACTGGTAATACAACTAAGGCGAGTGATGGCACACTAAAAGCGGCATCGCCTGTAGCCCGTATTGTGAAAAGCCAGAAGGAATGTCAGCGCACTGACATCGACGAACAGGAATTCGCCTGGTGCGGCTGTGGTACGGCGAACGCCGAGGCGGAGGGGATAACCATTTCCCGCCTCGATATTGGGGTTTACAAGCTCACTGGTTCGGCAGGCCTGGCGTCTGAGGGATGGCAGCTGCTGCCGCCAATGGACCCTGCTGGAATGGGAGAACTGGGTGTTGTTGAAGCAGAGCAGACAGAAAGCGGTGGGCTGACGATTCGGCTTTTTAAGCGGAAATACATGCTGAGCGATGAAGGGGAGATCGTCAAAACAAAAGGGGCTCCTATGGATGTTCCGGCCAACAGCTGGATCGACGTTCGCCTCGATATGCCAGAGGATAGCATCTGGAAAACAAGAGCTTCCGAAGCTTCTCTTGAACTGACAGAGCAGCCTGAAGACATTCAGCCTTAAAAATTAATAGGCGAACCCAAATTGATCTGCATTCCATTTGAAACTACTGTATATAAACACAGTAATAAAGGGAGTGCAGATTATGCCCCGAATTTCAGATATTCAGGCCGCCTTTATTGCGGCCATAGAGCTTAACCCAAAGGGCTACCGCTACCTGAGAACAGACAGCTTTATAGAAAAGTTGCGTGGTTTTAACTGGCACTTCACCCGAGCCGACGCCAATGCATGGATAGAGCGCAATCAGCCAGGCTTCGCTGACAAGACGACAGACGGTAGCGATAACCGGTACTGGATCCTGAGAAACATGGGGAGGGTCCTCTGATGGGATTTGCATCACCAGCTGCTGATTATGTTGAGCGTCAACTTTCCCCAGCAATTCTGTGCAACATCGGGGCGGATAGTAGGGTGCTCGAAACTGATATGGGGTTTGCGGTCATAGAGCCAGCAACGAAAAAAAGGTCAGGAGATGTTTTGTTAATTTTGTGCGACGGCCACACGCAGTTTGCAAAACTGATGGGTAAGTCATTGATCACGGATGATGGCGAGGCAATAGAAGGAACCGCTCTGGAAGAGGTGGAAGTGTTGGGCAGAGTGACGTTCTTCATCAATCGTGCATTAGATGATGATTGCCCTGCAATATAGATAAAGTTACCCATGCTTCACTGACGAATAACCAGCCATAAGCGGCTGGTTTTTTTGTGTGGTTTGGTCGGAACGAGAGAGTTTTAACCTCCATCCCATGATGGCATCCTAAAGCCCAAAGGAAGTTTTGCATAATCACTTCTTCAAAATCGCATTCCCCAAAATAAAATTTAAGTGAATGAAAAACATGGAGAAAAATGAGGATGAAAATACAATAAAATCAGCCAGAAAAACATAGTTAACTGGCTGATTAATAACATTTAATTGGAGGTTGTAGAACTCTGCTTCTGGAACAGTTCCCGGAAGACCGGATAGATGTCATCCAGGTCACGAATGTGCTGCATCGCAAAGTTATCAAACATCGCTTGCAGATGCTCATACTCACGCCATAGCGTCTGGTGGGCGCGACGGGTAATTTCAATGTAGCTGTAGTAACGCACCACCGGCAGGATCTTCTTCGCCAGAATTTCATGACACAGCGGCGAGTCATCCGCCCAGTTATCGCCATCCGATGCCTGCGCGGCGTAGATGTTCCACTGCGCCGGATCGTAGCGCTCCTTCACTACCTCATCCATCAGCTTCAGGGCGCTCGACACGATGGTGCCACCGGTCTCCTGCGAGTAGAAGAACTCATGTTCATCCACCTCTTTCGCCTGAGTGTGATGGCGGATGTAGACCACCTCCACGTTCTTATACGTTCTGCTCAGGAACAAATAGAGCAGAATATAAAAACGCTTAGCCATATCCTTGGTGGCCTGATCCATTGAACCTGACACGTCCATCAGGCAGAACATCACCGCTTGGCTGGAAGGCTCAGGGCGTTTTTCGTAGTTCTTGTAGCGCAGGTCGAACGTGTCGATAAACGGCACCCGGTCGATCTTCGCCCGCAGTTCGGCAATCTCTTTTCGCAGGCGCTCCTCTTCCAGCAGTTGCGCCGGTTCCGTGTTTTCTACTACTTTCAGGCTGGTTTCCAGCTCGCGCAGTTCGCGCCGTTTGCCTGCCGTCATCGCCGTGCGTCGCGCCAGCGAGTTTTGCAGTGAACGCACCACGCTGATGTTGGCGGGCACCCCATTTGCGGTATAGCCCGCACGATGGGTTTTGTATTCGTTGAGTTGACGGTGCTGATTCTTTCTCAGATTCGGCAGGGCCAGATCCTCAAACAGCAGATCGAGATATTCGTCTTTTGAAATCTGGAAGACAAACTCATCCTGGCCTTCTCCGTCCTGGCTGGCTTGCCCCTGACCGCTGCCAGAACCGCCGCCTCCGCCCTGGGGTCGCTCGATTCTGTCATTCTGGACGAAGTGGTCATTACCTGGGTGTACACGATGGCGAAGGCCGCCACGCCCCTGATGAAACATCGGTTCGCTGATGTCATCGTTGGGGATGGAGACGGATTCGCCGCTGTCGACGTCGGTCACCGAGCGTTTGTTGATGGCCTCGGAGATCGACTGTTTAATTTGCGCTTTATAACGGCGCAAGAAGCGCTGGCGATTCACCGTGCTCTTGTTTTTGCCGTTAAGACGCCGGTCAATAAACCAGGTCAT